ATGCAGTGCTGGTGCTGACACCTATAAAAGCTACATCGCGACACTGAAGGACGCGACCATTGACTGGAGTGGGCTATTGCAGGCATCAGGGACGGCTATGCTGACGGCTTTAGCACCTGGAACAAGCGGCACGCTGGTTGTCTATCCTGAAGGCACGGCAAGCGGCAAGCCAAGTAAAACCTATCCCGCTATTTGCATGGGAGCGAGAACAAACATTCCATATAACGATGTGGTTGAGATTTCTTGCACGTTCCAGGCGAATGGAGCATGGAGCTAATGAAGTTATCTAACGGGAAAGAGATTGAGTTTGATTGGACCAAAGTCAGCCAAAGGGATTTTCGCTTATTAGCATCGCAAGGCACTAATAACGATCATGCAGACGAGATAATCGGCAAATTAATCGGTATGAGTGCTGAAGAACTGGGTGATCTGAATGTTATAGACCACCGCTCGGTTGCGATTGCTATGTGGAAATCTTACGAAAAGATGGCGGATCAGGTTTCAAAAAACTTAGTAAGCGCGTCTATCTCGGAATAGTAAGAAAGGGCGGACTGCCTTGGGAATACTGGCGCTGGCAACTTGTGCAGGAAACTGGGTGGTCGCTTGAATATGTAGACGCGCTGTCTATGGCGGACTTTCACGAATGGTTGCAAGTGCGCGATGGAAAGACCAACGCTCAAAACTCAATACTGAGGTGATATGGCAACCGAAATAGGCTCGATATTCTGGAAAATTGGGGCTGATCTTGGCGATCTCGTAAAGGGATTGAAAGACAGTAAAAAACAAGTAACTGGATTAGAAGATGATATAAAACCGTTCAACACTGCATTAGATAAGATGGAAAGTGAAGCAAAAGATGCTGCTACTGCGTTGGATAAGATGGAAAGTAATCTTGATGACGCGGGAAATACAGCAAGATCTTCCGGTGATAAATTTGATAGTTTGATGAATGCTTTTACTGGAATTAATCAAGCTGTTCAATTAGCACAAGAAGCGTATGCAGTGTTGGAAGGTGTATATGATAAGGTCATTACCCAAACGGTTGATTATGCCGAACAGGTAAGGGAACTTTCACGCGCCATTGGTGCAACACCCACAGAGGCAAGCAAACTGATTCAGGCGGCGGATGATGTCAAGGTCAGTTTTGAGGATCTGAATACCGGCATGAATATTGCCATCAGAAACGGGCTTGAGCCAACTGTAGAAGGAATGGGCAGGCTTGCGGATGAATACATGGCGATTGAAGATCCGATAGCGCGCACAAAGTTCCTGCTTGATAACTTCGGGCGGTCAGGTGCTAACCTTGCGCCTCTCATGGAACTTGGGGCGGATGGCATAAAAGAACTTGGTGACGCAGCTGAAGAAACAGGGCTGGTGCTGGATCAGAAAGCCATTGATGCAACGCGTGAATATGAAATAGCTGTTGACGGCTTGACAGACAGTTTGAATGGATTTGTAACTGTAGTGGGGTTGAAAGTCATTCCAACTATAAATGATTTGCTCAACCAGGTGGCTGATTCTGCTGCTATTTCTGGAATGCGCGAAGAAGTGATGAATATGGCAGATGCGTTGTTGGCGGCTGGTGTTATCACTGACACACAATACAACGCAATCATGATGGAATCCTACAACCGTAATAAAAGCACCGCTGAATCCATCGAATATCTGTCAGGCACTTTAGAGATGCTGAAAGGCAAATATTCAGACACCGGCGCGGTAGTCAGCACAACTTCCGAAGACATGATTCAAGATTCCATCAATGCAAAGTTAGCGGCTGACACGCTCAATATGGCAAAGTTGGATGACGTTAGAAAAGAGTATGAAGACACCGCAGCCACACTAAACGATAAACTCGCGCTTGCTTATGACGCAGTTGCAACGGCTGAACAGAACTGGCGATCAGGCGCAGCTGGACAGATCAAAGCAGGACTTGATAAGGAATTACAAGAGAAGACCATAAGCGTTGACGAATACAGAGTAGCGCTTGAAACTTTGGACTCTACGTTTGGCACGGGCTTTGCGATTGACTTTGAGATGAAGGAACAAATCCCCGACCTTGTCAAGGCACTGCTTGAGGATCCTGGTAAGTTTGTTGAAGATGCAAAGGCTTTTGAAGATTACTTCATGCCCTTGTCAAAAAGTGTACAGGACGCCAAAAGCGAAGTTGAAAAATTACAGGCTGACCTGAATGCCATTGAACGTGAATATGTGGCAAAAATAAAACTTGTAACACTTGGCAGTGCTTATCTTGGTGAAGGCGGTGATACAGAAGAAGGACGCGCTTCAGGTGGTCCAGTTGACCCGACCAAACTCTATATGGTTGGTGAAAAGGGACCGGAACTTTTTGTACCTGATACCGCTGGGGTGATCGTGCCTAACAACAAACTGAACTTTGAAGACATAGTGGCGCAAAATTCAAACAGACTGACGCAGGTGGATAATTCAGAATTGCTTACAGAAATACTTCAGGCGTTGCGCTCTCAACCTTCTGCTATGAGAGTTGCGCTTAAAGAAGCTATGGCAGCGGTGGGTGCATAATGAGTGAAGGCATAGTTCACGCTTTTTACATTTTGACCGAGCCTGAGAATGGCACTTGGCTTGATGTGACAGATGATGTACTTTATCGAGGGCGCAGGTGGACGCATGGCATTATGAGCACGCATCCACTTGAGAAAATAGCGAGCGTTGGCACGGCTCAATTCATGCTTAGAAATGACAGTCTGTCTGGTACTGAGTATCGCTACACGCCAGGACACGCCAACTGTATCAGTGGATTTTCTACTAAAACAAAAGTGAAGATCACGGCAACCTGGAGCGGTCACACTAAGACTGTTTTTCTGGGCTGGATTCCGCCTGATGGTATTGTGCAACCTTACGCGGCTAATCAAGCGAACATTGTCAGCGTGGTTGCCTATGATTTTATGTACATGATTCTGAATCATACCGTGACGCTGGCAGAGATAAGCACAGATAAGACTTTGGGACAGGTTGCAGAAGAACTGCTTGATTTATTAGAGGTGGGTCCATCCCGTGTTGATTATGGCAATTTCAGTGAAGAGTTTGAATCCACCAATGAAACAGTGAGGGAAAATACCAGCGTTTATGCAGAACTGAATAAGGCTGTATTGAGCGAAATGGGCTATGCCTATTTGAAATATGAGCATGATTCTGGAGCGGATGACATTCTGGTTATTGAGGGGCGGAATGATAGAAACGCGGTTACAAAATACAGCATCGTTGCGCCTGGTGACGGGGAAGGCACCTGGTATTTAAACACAGAGGCAGGCGAAAGACTTAACTGGGAAATCGCCGATGATCCTGTAATCTATCAGGGCGATCTTGTAGCTGAATACATGATCTCTTTTGACAAAGTTGAAGATGTTATGCGTTATGGGGTGGTGAATGGCGCGCACTTCACGAACAGGGTGCTTGGAAAGTGCTATCCTAAAAAGGTCGGCACTACTACAGAAGTTTATCGGATGGTAAATCCTCTCAGCCTAAAGGCGGGTGAAACAAGAGAAAACTTGCGCATCCGCTATTTGGTTGAGGATGGTTATGTGGCGGTTGCAGCGACCAATGTCGGAGTGAAGGGTACGCCGACCATGTTCAGCGATAGGGGCGGAACTGCAACGGATTTGACTGCTGACTTAACTGTGAGCGGCACTTATGGAGCTGCGGATGCTTACCTGACGCTTGAGAATTCTGGAACGGTTGACGGGTATGTGATAGGTGCAAGTGGGGATCCTGGTCTTTATCTTGAAGGTGATCCCATTTATATCGGTGACACCATCACGCAGGTTATTAACATACCGACTGCCGGCGCTGAGTATTACGGTAAGTTAGAGATGGTATTGGATCAAAAGTATCAAAGTGATCCTGAGCGGAACTACGACCAAATCGCGGTGCTGGCATCGCGCTATTCTGAGCGCATCAATACAATTCAAGACATTGTGTTCTGTGCAAATACAAGTTCTGTGCTTGCCGGTCTTTATATTCTGAACGATGTGGGCAGTAAAATTCCATTGAATTATCAAGGGGCTGGCATTGAGGATGATTACTTCATTCAGGGCATAGAGGTATGGCAAGAGGGCACGGCGACCTACTGCAGATTTATAGTCAAATCCGCATCTTATGATAGTTATAGTTTTTGGGAATTAGGCGTCACAGGCGCAAGCGAACTTGGCGAAACGACTGTGTTAGGAGTTGAGGACTGATGACAACGTGGACTGAATTTCCTGGTGATCGGCAAAATGGCACGTTCATTGAAACGGATGGGTATAACCAGATCGTTTATAACATTATGAACATTCACGAACGGATTCAAGTATTGCAGGCGCTTTATTCAAGCCTTATGCCGGTTGGCTCGGTCATGATATGGTATGGCAACGTAGCTGATATTCCTGAAGGCTGGCAGTTAGCAGACGGCACAAACGGCACGCCTGACCTGCGCGGCAAGTTTGTCATGGGGCTTGCTTCTACTGATGACGATGATGATATTGGCACAAGCGGCGGCAATACCCAACACAGCCACGCGGGCGGAACGATCTCAACGGCTTGGAGTACGCACTCCCATTCAAGCGGTGAAGCGGCAACCTCTTACCCTTACGGCAGTACTACTGGGGTTAGCACAACCCCGTATGAAACGACTGCGGCTTACTATTTTCATTATCACTCAGTAACCGCAGGTATTGGCAACGCTGGCAGTCATACTCACGGATCTAAACCAACTAACACATCCGATCACTTGCCGCCTTATACAAAATATTACTGGGTTGCTCGCATCCCGTCCATGTAGAAAAGAGGTCTTTATGTCTTATGTAGCACCATCAACTTTAACTCCAGGAATGACCGTAAAGGCATCCCATTGGAATAATTTAGTAAATAATCTGATTGATATGAATGACCGCATCACGGCGCTTGAGGCTGGCACGGCTGGCACGGCTGATTACAGTTCGTTTCCGCTTCTTGCGATTGTGGCATATAGCGGTGGATCTGCGACCTTACCGAGCGGGTGGTATGTATGCAACGGCGGAACGGTGGGTGGGACTGTGCTACCCGATCTGCGCAGCAAGTTTATTTATGGCGCTTCTGTGGACGGCGATCTTGAGGATACAGGCGGAACAGTTTCTCATATACACACAAACGAAGGCACTGGGTCGGATGGATCGCATAAACATACCGCAAGCGGAAAAACAGGCAGTGCTATTGGCGGGGCGTATGTGGAGGGAGGATCAGAAACTACTCACGTGGCAAGTACTGGGCATACCCACACCTTCAGCTTTGAAACAAACGAGGCTGGAAGTCATTCCCACACAGTTGGGGACACGGGGAGCGCAAGCAACTTACCGCCTTATGTCAAACTTTATTACATTACAAGGATTGGGTGATTTTATGACAGAAAAACGTATTTCAGAGTTGGATGAATTGACAAGCGTGGATGGCGCAAATGACGTTCTTGTTATTGTTGACAACACTGATGCAACCACAAAAAAAGTGAAGGCACAGTATTTGGGCTTGCCAACTTTTCTAACCACGCCTCTTACTTCTACCGCTTGGGATGGGGATGCTTATTCCACAACTGCTAAAACAAAAATTGATTTGTCAAGCGTATTCAGCGCGCCGGCTGGAATCAAGGCGGTGCTGGTACAGATTATTTCGCGCGATAGTGGAAGTGCGGCAGATAATACCATATTTTTTGGGATAAGCCCAAATGATACGGCATCATCTTTGGCGGTTATGTGCACCAGCAGGATGCTTCCAAATGACACGCTTGTTTATGAAACAGGTATTTGCCCTTGCGACTCCAACGGCGACATATATTACCAGATAGACGCAAGCGGAAGCGCAACGATGGATTGTTACATTAGGATTTGGGGCTACTGGGTCTAACAGATGAAACCTATCATAGATATAAGTTATTGGCAGCCGCCAAATGAAATTGACTATAACGCGCTTGCTGGGTCCATAAGCGGTGTGATCCTGAGGGCGTGTTATGCGACTGGAATAGACACGCGCTTTGAACAGCACTACAACGAGTTCGCAAGGCGCGGCATCCCGATTGGCGCTTACCACTACATAACAGGGAACGTGAGCGCACAGGGGCAGGCTGAGGCTTTTCGTGATGCTGTTGCTGGCAAGATGCTAAATCTTGGGCTTTGGGCGGATGTGGAAGATATAAGGGATGGCACGGCGCTTACAAGGCAGCACGTGGTGGATTATATGACTATCACTGAAGGGCTTTTAGGCACGCTGGGGATCTACACCTCACGCGCTATGTGGGCGGCTATTATGGGCACTGGCTCACATCCTTACGGCTCGCGCAAGTTGTGGGTGGCTAACTACAAAGTGGCTGCACCTGCTCTGCCGGTCGGGTGGACTTCGTGGTGGCTGTGGCAGTACGCATCAGACGGCGATCTGCCTGGCTATGTTGGCAACTTAGATATGAATCACTTTTGGGGCACGGATGCAGACTTTGCCGAGTGGGTCGGGGGTGAAGTGCCCGAGCCACCTGTGGTTGAAGAGCCTATCTATCAGGTTGAGGTTATCGCTGGCGCTCTGAACGTAAGAACAGGCGCAGGTACTGAATACCCAGTTTTATACGCAGTCCCTAAAGGCACTGTGTTAGATGTGTATGAAGAGGTCGGGTTGTGGCTACGAGTGGGGCAGGGGAAGTTCTGCTCTGGAAATCCTGCGTATGTGAGAAGGATAGAACTGACACTTGAACAGCGAGTGGCTGATTTAGAACGCAGGGTCAAGATTTTAGAAGATACGGCTTATTAGGAGGTAACTAATGGCTAACTGGGCTAAATTACAAGAGGACTTGGTCGGCTTACCCGTTGCGAAGCGGGCGCGTCACGGCATCCATTTTCAGAAGTCGGCTAATGAGTTCGTGGCGAATTTCAGCGGGAAACCCTGCCACTACGAGGACGGTGGTATCTGGAAACCGATTGACACGAAGTTGCTGGCTACGTCCGGCGGATTCTACGGCTCACCTCACAGCGATGTAAAGATTCACCCGGACGGGCGCGTGAAGGTTGACAAAAGCGATTACCAGCAATTCACCGAGTTACCATCTGCGAAGGCTGGGGTATTGTCAGGGGATAGGATTATCAGGACGTTCCCTGGCGGTGAACAGCACCTCATTATGAAAGAGGACGGATTCAGGGAAGAGATTCACGTATTCAAGCCGACCTTCCCGCTTGAGAAGTTTATTGCAAAGACACAGGGAAGTTTGCCGAGTAAATACAAAGCGCACCCCGTAACGGCAGAAGACGCGGACGGGAACACATACGAGTTCACGGGTGACGTGGCGGCGTTTGGTAAGTGGCTGGACGCGGCGAAATACCCGGTGGTGATTGACCCGGACTTTACAAGCGCAACTGGTGGTGGCGGAGATACAGGGCTTTCGCCATTCTCCCCAACACGCAATTATGGGACAGCCATAACTATGGGTACTGGAACAGTCCAAGGTGCGTGGTTATTGCGCTTCGACATATCAGAAATTGCCGCTGGTTCTACTCCTACTGCGGCAAGCCTGAAAATTACTAAAACATTCGCAACCAGTACAGGCGCAAACACCACATCTATTTATGGTGTAAAGGCGGCGAATGGAGATTGGGTAGAAGGCACAAAATATCATACTGACGCTGGTGCGGGGGAACCGTGCTGGGACGCAAAAAAAGCCGACGGGGCTGGCGGGGTAACAACCGCTTGGGCTGGGGCGGAGGGTTGTCAGACCGCGGGGACGGATTACGAAACAGACGCTTATGGAAGTTTCGACTGGAACAGGGAAGACCTTGACGGAACGCAGTACACAATCACATTCAACGCCGCGGGGATTACTTGCGTTGGAACGTGGTTTGGGGCAAATACTTATAATTATGGTTTGATATTTCCGACATCAATACGGATGTCTTCCTACGGTCGCTTCGCAGCATCGGAATACGCCACCGAATCCTACCGCCCCGTTCTATCCGTCACCTACACCGCAGGGGGGGTTCCTAAACACTATCTGCATTATGCACGATTGAGAGGTTAATATGCAATTTCTAAAACAATCAACAGCAGCGACAATCAAACTTGGTCCATTCGTGGACGACACGGATGGCAAGACCGCCGAAACTAGCTTGACTATTTCACAGGCAGACATCCGCTTATCAAAGAATGGCGGTGACATCGCACAGACCAACAATGAGACTGGCGCAACGCACGACGAGTTAGGCTATTACAACGTTCCGCTTGATGCAACCGACACCAACACTTTGGGCAGGTTACTGGTTGCAGTCCACGAATCAGGGGCGTTACCAGTCTGGAAAGAATTTATGATTGTGACTGCTAACGTTTATGACACGCTATGCTCAACTGACAGCCTTGACGTAAATGTAACCAGCCTTGCAGATGATGTGATTACTGCGGGTAAGTTTGACGAAAGCACCGCTTACCCATTGAAGTCAGCCGACACAGGCGCAACCGCTCTGGCACGCACAGGGGCGGATTCGGACACGCTGGAAACGTTGAGCGACCAGATAGACACCATTGATTCTTCAGGTGTTGCTGCAGCGGTTTGGAGCAATCCCGACCGCACGCTTACCCAAACGGCAACCAGCATCACGTCTTCAGTATCAGGATCAACCATAACAGACGTGAGGGGTGATACCTGGTCTATTGATATAACCGACTTAACGCTTGATACTCATAAACAGCAATTCGCTATCAAGCGACACGCTGGGGATGCGGATTCAGCTGCTCTGTTATTTGTTGATAGTGATGACGGCTTGCTCTATATATACGGGGCGGCAGGAACGGCATCAGATGCGAGCCTGGTCTATGCAGGCACAACCTTGACGCTTACTGTCAAACCAGCAGCAACCGCACAGATACCGTCCGGTACTCACAAATACGGGATCCAGTCTGTCACGGCTGCGGGGGTGGTGAACGAGGCGTATGGCGGATCCTTCACGGTCCAGGCGGATGTGGTGAAGGCTACTTCATAAGGGGACGCGCAGGTATCGCCTTGCACAAAGTCTGGTTTTGAGTTATAATAAATATATAGTATCCGTGAAGCCTCTGTACCCATAGCACATGCGCAACCTCACGAGATTCACCGACTGGTAGTATACGCCAATGTTCGGTAAGCAGACAGCCTCTAATATGGTAGAGGCTGTTTGTTTTATGTTTTGGACACCTTTTATTTTATGTTTCGGACTTATCGTTTGTGTAACATAAAACAGATAATATGTTATACAAATAAAATTATGTATCATGAGCGTTATATAACGACTACCATTATATTTGATGCACAGAACAGGAGTTTAAATAGGACAATAGACGGAGATTGTCTATCAGGCGATATAGTTTTAACTGTAAAGGCGAGCCATTATAGATAATTTACTAACTTTTTTCGACATGTTTTTTGGATATGTACACTTTATAATCGTGATTATAATCACGAATCGCGATTATGATCATGATCAGATCGTAATGCGTCATATTCACCCTAAAGTGACGCATTACGATACCATAGATTTAGCAGAATTTATGGAGTTCCGTTCCATAAAGTTATCAAGTTTGTATACATAGTGAAATGAATGCATACAAGTTTTTCAGTCTATCACCGATAAACCGCCGATAATCCGCCGATATTCAGCCGATAACTTAAATAAATTCGGTCCAAACTGTAAAATAGCCATTTACAAAAAGCACCTGTTTTTGTAAAGTGCGCACAAATCCGCAAAACGAACGCAGGATTACACAGTGCGGATATATGTTATACTCAGTATCAAATGGAGGTACAAAGCATGGATATTAATAATGATAATTTGTTAGATGTTGTAGCAGATAAAGAACAAAGTATCGATGTAAAGCAACTTGCTCTATTGATGATGATCCGCAATAATTTGGTATCGATCAAACATTGGGTTGCATTCTTTGGTATTATCATGATTCTCTATCTTATCTTTTCAATATTTGGACTTCTACTGCCATAAGCCTATAAACCCCAATGCTCGACCGGGCTCGCACGGCGATGCGCTTCTCGTATGTCTGACTGCGATATTACCAAATATTGCCTAACCATATCCAGCGTAGTATGACCGAGCGTTTCTTGCAAGGTATAAATATTAGGGTGATTCCTAAGATATTCGACTGCAAAAGTATGCCGAAAATCATGGGGAGAATATAACGGAACACCCGCTTTCTTGCATAACCTTCTCAGTATTTGATTGATTGCATTCCTGCCGAGTGCATGATTGTGATCATCTGTGAATAAATATTCACTCGGTATTTGTTGTGGCCTATATCTCCAGATTGTCTGGGCTGTTCTTGTACTAATGCTTACTATCCGTTCTTTGTGACCCTTACCGAACAATTTTATTATCAACTGTTTTAGGTCCAAGTCAGCGCACTTCAATCCAACGAGTTCACTTACTCTCATTCCGGTATCTAATAACAAAAGTATTATGGCCTGATTTCTTTTAGCGCTCGGTATTGTATGTGTGCAGCTGCGCTGACCAGGGCGTTTATATGGCGCGCTTCTATCAATAGCTGCAAGGATCAACTTTATGTGCTCAAAGGGAATTGGTTGAATAACCCGTGTTTCAGGTTTTGGCCTCTTGATACCGAGCATTGGATTATCAGATCTGAGAGATTCCTCTACAACCCACTTGTAAAATACAGACAATCCAATATGGTAATTCAAAAGAGTTTTATTTGAAACCTTTCGAGATGCCAAAAATTCTCTAATTTGAGTGCGCGTTGCTGTCTCTGGATTCGTGAATGACACAAACTTATACAGAGTGTTCATGTAGTCTGCTATGGTGTGATCTGATAATTTGCGAGCTCTGCAAGCTAATTGAAATCCTTCTATCCATGTGTATGTTGGTTGCTCGGTATTTGTCATTTTAATGAACCAATGGATACACGGTAAGCAATTTTGCCATTCCATGTATCCACTTGTCGGGGCGGGCGGATTTGAACCGCCGGCCTCACGGACCCGAATAGTGAACATATTTTGAATACCAGTGGTCTCATGTTTGGCTCTGTATTTTTACCGTGTGCTTTGCGGTTTTGCGTTCCGTGTATCTGCAGGTTATCTCCTTTTATTTGTTATTTTCCTTACTTGCATAAATAGAATATATGTGCTAATATACAAGCAGGAGGAAACGCCATGAACATAGAGGCGATTATTAAAGATCAACCAGGGCTATTGCTCAGTATAGCATTGACTGAGGATAGTATCTGCTTCAGTTTTTCTTCTCTTTCTTGCGGTGACAAATCCAATAGATCATCTTTCATATTATCTAAAAGAGATAAAATAAAAGTTTTGTCTGATTCTGAAAAGCCCTCCAGGGGGACATCCGGACGGGGATAACCCAAAATACTCAGTATTTCAAAATCATTCAGCTGTTCACCTATTTGATAAGCTGTTTGCATCGTAGTGCTTTTACGCCGACCATTCATCATCTGGTTGAGATAAACCTTGTCTATACCAAGAACCTCAGCCCATTTCGCCATACTGATCCGGCCGTTTTCCTTCTGCCAGTCCAAGTATTTTCTCTCAAGCCAAGCACTTAACAACTCCATAATTCCATTATAGAAACATTTACAAATAATTTCAATACTCTTGACAAATCGTTAGCAATTGTATATACTATTAGCAATTACTAACACAGGAGAGCTTATGGCCAACACCATACCAGAAATTGTCAAGAAATACCGAGAGACACATCGGAAAACCTTACGGGAATTTGCCGAAGCCATCACCGAATGCTGCGGTGAAGGTGTTACCTATCAATCAGTGCATAACTGGGAAAACGGCGTGACCAACCCTAACAAGTGGCTTTTATGTCGAATGATCCTCAAATGCTCTGGCGATTGGCGGCATGAGTTTGCGTCTGATTGTTTATCAGTACTTGACCCCAAGGTGTTCGCGGAGCTTTCTGAAGTTACATCTGTCGATTAGATAAATTTTGTAGATAAGGAGAAAACTATGTACGAAAAAGACGGAGAAGACAGGATGCTTGAGGCGATTGCTTTTCAAGATAGCCTGCCAATATTTAATTGTCCGAGGTGCGGCGCGCAGTGTGAACAGGAAGTTGTGGAGCGCCCAACCTACCTGGGAGAACCCATTCACGTAATGACAAATATTGACTACACCGAAACTATGGTGTGGCACTGCCCGAACTGTGACAGGCGCTGGGCAGTCGGTGAAATTCCATTTTAGACAATTATCAGGAAAAGGAGAAATTCCATGGATATTACTACTGCTGTCGTTATTTTTGTAATCGCAGTTGCATGTGTAATCTGGATACAAAAAGACAATAAAAACTATGAAAAAGGAGGCAAGTATTACAAAAATACCGAGCAAACCGAACATACACATAACTGATAAACCAATAAACCGAACATTCTATTTTTTCTAAGGAGTAAAAATGCCTAACCAAACTTTTGTTGATCCCTTCTCATCCGCTGATAATGCCGATGAGCGCCAATTCACCAATGAATATTGGGGAGAGGTGATTGCCGATGCTTATTTTTGCGTGCTTGAGAAAGGCGTGGGGAAAGTTCCATTTGATTCAAAGATCCACCAGCTGGATAAGCGCCTTACGGCCGTAAAGCTGGAAGTCATTCCCTTGACTGAGATGAACCTGAAATTCACACTGCAGCGTGAAGTGATTGCAGAATTCAAGGATTGGACCGCGGTGACCTTGCCGTCTATCAAGAGGCTCAGTATTAGTCTGCGAGAGCTGAATGGCAAGTTTGTAAAGTGCAAGCTATCGTCCACTGGTGAAACCTACGTTGCAAAAGACGGTACTGAGAAGGACCGCACCGGAATTGAATTTTTGCATGTTTTCAACAACCAGGCGGAATGCGAGGCTGATTTTGCCGCTAATGGCAAGTCTGCAAAACCTGCGATGCCTGGACTTACTGACAATGGAGGTGAAACGAAAAGCGAAAACAACAATGGTAATAAGGATCCTGACAAAGAAACCGCATTGAAGTTCCTGAAGTCTATCGTTACCCAGGCTGCATCTGGAGAGTTGGATGTGGCAATAGTGCAAGCTAAGGTTGCGGAAAGTATTGCCCGCATGCCCTTGATCAATAAGCACTTTACCGTTGATTCAGTTGAAACCATGGCATTGATTGCCGAAAGCGTAGGTGCATAAATGAATTCAGCCCACCAGCAGTCTCTGGCCGGTCCCTCGCTGTTGGTGGGCGCCTGCGTGGGTCTGATCGGGTTTCCTTTCTCCTTTCCCCGATTGGACTCACTCAGGTGCAGTCTGATTTCACTGCACACGTTTCACTCCCTCCTTTCGAAGCGGGGCCGTACTATTATCGGGATTTTGGTACGGCTCCAACGAAGGGAACCATATCTTTTACGGAGTCATCATGATTGAAGCCATCATAATTGACACACGCGAACCCAAATGGGTACAGGAGCTAAAATTCGGGGGTATTCCAACGAGTACAGCGTTTCTTGAACAAGGAGACGTTATGCTTGCAACAGACTCCGGAGAACTGGTTCTAATTGAACGCAAGACTCCATCGGATTTCTTGAATTCCTTAAAAGATGACAGGTTATTTTTACAGCTTGCGAATATGTTAGTAGTGACTCGCTGGTCTTATCTTATGGTAACAGGAGAATTCAGACATGGATCCGGGGGCAAGGTTATTACAGACAGGATCACTGGATGGGATTGGAACGCGGTACAGGGGGCGTTGGTAACCATTCAAGAGCTCGGTATTGTTGTTATGTTTTGCGCCGATGATGATGATTTTGAGAAGGCGGTTATCCGCCTGGGCAATCGAGACCGGCGCTCGGTAGTGGATATCCCGCCGGCTAAAAACCCCCATATTTTGAGTGTCCCTGAAGTGATCATTGCCTCTTTGCCTGGCATCGGTATTAAGCGATTGAAGACTGTTATGGACTATGCCGGCGGGATGGCGGGGTGGGCAATAACAGGTCTGACAGATCCCAATACGCATTATCCAGGTGTGCCAGAGAATGTGAAGAGAAGGGTAAGAAGAGCACTTGGGTTGAAAGATAACGAGGTTTTACACATTCTAACGAATGATAACAATCATAAAGAACAAAATTTAGAAAAGGAGTAAGAAATGTTTAGAACTGCAACAAGACAAGCAAGTAAACTGCGCATGACCATTGATGGGCCGGCGGGGTCGGGAAAGACCTACACGGCTCTGAGATTTGCGCACGCGCTGGCAAACGGGGGCAAGATCGCATTCATTGATACAGAGCGGGGATCTGCGTCAAAGTATGTGGGTGAAAATCCAGATGGGAAACCCTGGTCATTTGATGTGCTGGAGCTGACGAATTTCAGCCCCGACCGCTACACTGAATCGATCCAAGCAGCTGGTAAGATGGGTTACTCAGTGTTAGTTATTGATTCCCTTTCTCACGCATGGGAAGGGCAAGGCGGCGCATTAGAGATAAAAGACAAAGCCGCGGAGTCAAGCCGTAATAATGCCTACACTGCGTGGAGAATTGTCACTCCCCTTCATAACAGAATGGTTGATTCCATTTTACAGAGTCCCTGCCATGTTATTACGACCATGCGATCAAGAATGGATTACATTCAAGATGTGGATGAAAGCGGGAAAGTGACGGGGATCCGCAAGGTGGGTATGGCGCCAATACAACGACCAGGGATGGAGTATGAGTTTGACATTGTGTGCGACATGAACTGGAGCCACGTTTTGACTATTTCAAAATCCCGCTGTTCAGCAATCGCGGACATGAGTGTGGAGAAGCCGGGACCTGCTTTTATTCAGCCCGTTATCGAATGGTTATCTTCGGGAGTGATAGAGGCACCTAAACCCGCCTTTGTGACCGCGACAACCAGTTTAGATGATCTGCTTGCTAAGTATGGAGCTGAAAAGATTTTGGAAGTGAGCGGCGGGAATCTGCCAACGACACAGACAGAGATTGACGCACTTGCCCGGAGCCTCGCATGATCGAACACCTCTCCTACTCCTCAATAAGCAGTTACCTCTTATGCGGCATGGCATGGAAATTTCACTATGTAGACAAAGTAGACGTCCCAACGTCTTCAAATCTTGCGTTTGGGAGTGCATTCCACAACACAATAGAAGCCTTTTTGAACGGGCATGAAAAACCAATGCATGAACTATGGGCGGGTGAATGGCAGCGACAGGCTGAAGGAAAACAAATTGACTACGGGAGCTCTTCAGAAGCAGAACAGTTCAATCTCGGTATCAGAATGCTTACGGATCCGGACGTGCAAAAGGGATTGGTTGACACCTTCCTAACGCAAGAAAAGATGCCAAGCATTGAAACCTATATTGAGTTGAGAATTCCTGGTATTCCGATCCCCATTGTTGGTTATATTGACATAATCACTAGTGATGGGGTGCCAGGTGATTTTAAAACCAGTGCTCGCAGCTGGACACCTGACAAAGCGTACGAAGAGATGCAACCATTATTTTACCTGGCAGCTCTTAAACAATTAGGACGTCCGGTGAGGGGTGGAAAGTTCCGCCATTACATATTTGTGAAGACCAAAAAGGCACAATTTCAAGTGCTTGAATCCGCGCATAAAGATACTGAGCTGGACTGGTTAGCGTTCATGGCGAAAGGCGTTTGGAATGGAATCTCAAAAGAAGTATATGCCCCGAACCCAAACACCTGGAAATGCAGCCCGACCTATTGTGAATACTGGCACCTTTGCAGAGGAAAATATGTGTAAAGAATTCGTTGTACATTTCATAAACGAAGTGCCCAAAGAATATGTGCTTTATCCCTTTGATATGAAATCAGAGCAAATCAAGAAGGATTTCTATATTAGAGAGGGATACATGCCCCTTGCCATTTTCCGCTTTACGAACCCAACCGGCAACTGGCAATTCACCGCAGCCGAAAAAAGAACTAAAGATGATACGACAGCCGTTTCTCTTTAATGGCATGGCTGATACAGCCAAGTGTAGAGTAGAAGCCGAGGGGAGCAATTCTCTTATCTTCTACTCTCCTTATCATCCCACGATGGTTGCCCAACTAAAAAACCTGATTCCTTTTGCGGATCGCAAATGGGACCACGACAAGAAAGCCTGGTTGATAGCAGCAGGCAATGAAAAAGTATTGATAGACCTCGCGTGGGCGTACTTCAAAGAAGATCTCTACATACCGAGCACAAAAGACTCAGTAATTCCTACTGTTTGGGAAGTTATTGAAGTTCGATATTTAGGGCAAACAAAAGAACGTGATAGTGGAGAGCGAACTGCTTTTGCATATGTTGACCGGGAATGGAAAGTAATTTTCCCGGAATCGGTTTTGAAAGACTGGTTTCAGGTTCTCCCGGACATACCTGGGGGGGATAGCTCATTATATGCTGTGTTAGGGATTAGAAAGGCAGCGACACTTGAAGAATTGAAAACTGCCTTTCGCCGATTAGCCCGCCAATGGCATCCGGATGTTTGCAAGGAATCTAATGCGCATGAGGTGTTTCAACGCATAAACCATGCTTATCAGACGTTATCAGACGAGAACAAACGAGCTCGTTATGATGCGGGGTTGATGTTATCAGCGAGTTTGGATGCTCAATACTTGCGAGAGCCCCCAGGATACAGAGCACCCCTTCGCTGCGGAATGATATTCTGTGAAGGGGAGTATGTGTTAGGGAGATTTGTTGTATCAAAAATTTTTGACTGGGTAGATATAACTGATTCGGAGGGGCGGGTATTAGTGACCTCGTGGATCATGGGAGATAAAGAACCTGTGGAGAGGTGGGTATGAACATAGAGAGTGTGTGGATACCGCTCAAGGCTGAATATCAGCGAAAGATGGAAGATACCAAAAATAACTAAACGCTTTCGCTGTGTTGGCTTTTTGTTCCAGGAGCGAACATCTATTGAGGATTTGTGGGATGCTTTCGACTGGCGCGATCGTGAGTTTCTGGGTGAGGATTTAGCGCGTGAATTAGGGCATGGATGCCATCCAGACGGGATGCTGATAAAAGCCGTTGACGGTGACAAGATCGGCGTAGTGCTGAATGGCGAAGTGAAGGTGCTGGCATGAGAACTTGTATCAAGTGTAAACGTACGCTGCCACTGACAGAGTTCAGGGATTACTGGTATGCAAAGACCAATATCTGCAATGAATGTAAGAAGCTACAAGCAGAGGCAAACTATTATGAACGAAAAGCAAGGAGGTGAAATAATGTTCTTTTTAGGATTGTTAGCAGGCTTTGTGTTGAGTTCGCTGGTAGTGGTGATAACGGTAAGCGCGTGCATGTTATCAAGCCAGATCAGCCAGGCGGATGTAAAACGAGCAGCAGAGATGCTGAAAAAAGATGAATTGTATGGAGGTGAAGGATGAGTGAAGAACTGAAACCCTGTCCGTTTTGTGGAAGTACAGAAATACGTTATGGGTATGGACCTTTATTCCCTGTCGTATGGTGTAACAAATGTGATGCGCAGGTACAGGACGTAGATGATGTAGATGACGCCATTAAACTCTGGAACACCCGACCCATTGAGGATGCTTTGAATAAGCGTGTTGCTGAACTGGAAGAGTCTGCTACTAAAGCTAATGAAATATTGGTAGATTATATGGGTCAATGGGCAGGTGTTAATGAGCTTTACTTGCCAGAGAATATACTTCCGATTTATAACGCAATTTGCATATTGAGAGGTGAAGGATGAGCAAGAAAATTAGGACAATCCCGTATAGTGAAATATTGCTAAAAACAGAGCGCAAGAAACTAAAGGAACTTTCAACTCTTTACACGAACGCAGTGTTATATTCGCACAATCTGCAACGCGAAAACAAAAAATTCTACCGCCGATATTACAAACTGCTAAAGAAATATAAGAGGCTGAAGAAGGAATTGAAAATGTGTGAGGCACGCTGGAAAATAGTTGAGCTACCAGTGCGATTGTCTAATGCTGTCGAAGACGTGCTGAAAAAGGAATGGGACACGCCAGAAGAAGACAAGGCGTGGGAATGTCTTCATGATTCATCAAGCGAGGACATCAATGCCAATTAAGACAGTTTATATCGCAAGCCCATACACAAAAGGCGATGTGGCAATTAATGTTAGAACGCCAATTCTTGTTGCAGACATATTGAGAGAAGCGGGCTATTTACCTTACCTACCGCTAATGAGTCACTTCTGGCACATGATTTCGCCGCACCCTTACGAATACTGGACCGCTATGGATATGGAGTGGCTTTATGTTTGTGATTGCATCTTACGCTTGCCAGGGGAATCAAAGGGTGCCGATGCTGAGGTCAAAAGAATGATAGAGCTGGGGAAGCCTGTTTTTTATAGCTTATATCAATTTCTAAAGGATGAAAACAAATGGAAACAGGCGACAGTAGCTTACCTCATAGAGAAACGGGATTGTAATATATCAATTTCTAAAGGATGAAAACAAATGGAAACCATTAACCTAACTACCTATAAAGGCTCCGTTCTCGATATTGCTACAAAGAACGGAAAGAGCATTGCGGAAACATTTCTAAACTGTGATGTTGTAATTATTATTGACACTTCTGGCTCCATGGGAACCCATGATGATGACTATTCTGATTCTCGGTATGAACGCGCCTGTGCAGAGCTGGAAACCCTTCAAAATAACATCCCCGGGCGGGTCGCGGTTATCGCTTTTTCTGATGTGGTGATGTTCTGCCCGAACGGGAAACCCATCTATTTTGGCTGTGGAACTGATATGGCAAAGGCTCTCCTCTATGCAAAGATTGCCGATGTGCCAGGCGTGCGCTTTATTTTGATCTCTGACGGGCAACCTTACGATGAGAAGGAGACTCTCTGTGCAGCTGCTCAGTATAAGAACAAAATAGATACTATCTTTATTGGCTCTGAAAAACACCCCGAAGGGATGGAGTTTCTAAAGCGCTTATCAGCTAAAACCGGCGGCACATTCGTCCCAACTTACGAAGCAAAAGAACTACAATCCGGCATTGAGCAACTTCTCTTGGCGGGGTAAAAAAATGGATAAACCT